GTCTGCAGTTGCTGGCCTACTCAGATGTTGGTCTCCGCCTCCCACTTGCCGTAGTAGGTGCCGTCCTCGTCCTGTTGCCAGGAGTAGACGTGGTTCTCGAACTTGGAACCGGGAGCCGCAGGGACCTCTACGAACAGTCCCTTGAGCGGAACCTCCACGCCGTCGAACGGTCCTCCTCGGAGCAATGCGTGAGTTGGTCTGGTGTCAGTGTTCATGACCTGTTCCTGGTCCTTTCGCTTGTGGTTTTCCGCCGCTTCCCTTGGCCTGTGAAGCTGCTGCCGCCGCCGCTATCTGTTGCTGCTGCATCCGCTGTAGGACCGCCTCCCAGTCGGAGACCTGGTGGGCCTGCAGAACGAACTGCTGGTCGACGGCGTGCATGGCGAACAGGGCGTCGGCTTCCGCGATGCGGGCCTGCCGGGAGGTCGGTCGGTCCGACCCGGCCGAGACGTTCAGCGAGAACGTCAGGGGGGTCAGGTCGTACTTGCCCGTCTCCATATCGCGACTCGGGGAGTAGAAGTGCCTCGAGGCGAGGAGCAGGGACGTGTCCGCACCCTTGTCGCCCACGATCGCCACCACCCGGGGGGTCGTGTAGTTCTGGGCGATGAGATGGCAGAGCAACGTGCCCGACGTCGTGAGGGCCAGTTCCATGTTCCGCTGGCTGGCCCGGATGGACACGAACCCCGCCTCCTGGGCCGACTGCATCGTCTGGGCCGCCTGGCGACCGGTGGACAGTGCGCCCTTCTGGGCCTGGCTGAGACCGGAGATGTTCTCCATGATCTGCCGCCAGAGGTTGATGAGACCCATGACGTCACCGGACATCTGCGGCGGCGGGAGCCACGAGGGCTTGGCGCCCTGCGTGTTGGCCACGGCCGAGTCCATGGTCAGTCGGGCGCCGGCCCGGTTGATGATCTGGGTCCGTCCGAGACCGGAGTTGGCGACGTCCATGAAGATCGGGTTACCGGTGAGCTCGGCCGAGCTCTGCATGGCTTGGAGCAGGCGGTCGATGGCCACCTGGCACGGGGCCAGGTACGTGACGATGGGCACCGGCCAGAACTCCCCGGTCTCGTCATCGACGTAGCGCGAGTACGGGTGGTGGTTGTGCTGCCACAGGTCGGTGGCCGTGGTGTCGAGCAGGACGTGACGGCCGGAGTAGACCACGACGCGCCATTCGTCGGAGACCACCATCTCGGTCTCGCCCTGCAACGGGTCGGTGGTCTTGCGCTCCGAGACGACGTTCTCCCGGATCCAGCACTCGTAGACGTTGACGCCGTCCATGAGCACGTCCTCGGCCGGCTGAGTGCCCTGTCCCGGCCGGCCCCACGGCGTCCCCTCGTTGCCGGGGATGTTGCCCGGGACCACCATGCGGTCGGCCATGTTGCCGTTCGGCGTCGGGCGGCGGGGCAGTGCCCCGGTGTCCCCGGTCATGGCCGCGTCCTCGAGGAGCGCCCGGGAGGTCTCGGGGAACTTCCGCTCGAGCTCGTCGTAAGTCATGCGACGGACCTCGAACAAGTAGCTCAGGTCGTCCATGCTGGTCGCGTTGGGATCGGGGTAGATCAGCCACGGGTCGATCCGCTTGAGCGTCACGTCACCGAGTCCCCCGGCCTGACCGGAGTCCCAGCACGACTTGAGGATCCCCGCACCGCACAGGGCCGAGTCCCACAGGATCAGCGTCTGCTGGCGATACCACCCCTGGGTCTGCCACGACGAGGCGAGGAGGAGCTCCATGTGGTGGGAGACCTTCTGCTCGAACTGGGCGTACTGGCTCTGCGGGTCGACGGCCGGGTAGACGGTGAAGTCCACCTTCTGGTCGGTCATCCAGGCGATCCGGTTACGGATGATCGGGTAGATTTCCGAGTCCTTCACCCCGGACCCGGGACGGAGCGACGACCCCGATCCGCGGTTGAAGGTCAGTCGGTAGTTCCGGACCCACTCCGCATGGCGGGAGGCCTTGGCGTCCTTGGCCTGCTGGTAGAGCTCGTCCAGCTTGGCCGTAAGCAGGTACATCTCGAACTCGTCGAGCTCGGCCTCATCGGGAGCGATCATGGTCATGGCTGAATCCCTGCTTTCGACTTCTCCTCTTTCATGCGGTCAATATCCGCATCGGTGATTCCACAGGCGTCCTTGTCGCGGTAGTCGACGGGTTGGATGTCGACCGCCATCCCGGACTCCCTCGACTGGCGCTCGGACTCCCGGGCGAACTCACTCTTGAGCTCAGCCATCGACCCGACGTACTTGCCGACCGAAGGGTTGTAGCCGCCGGTGAACGAACTGGCCTGCGTGCGAACCCTCCATCGACGGCGGCTCGAGAGGCCGCAGTTGGGGCACGGGTGGCGGTCGCCACGCTGCATCGTCTCGAAGTGACCGCACGAGTCGCACATGTACTCATAGAAGGGCATCAGTACCCACCGTCATCCATCGCGTCCCACCATGGAACTCCCCCGATGTCGTTGTGCTGCCGCGGCGCCACAGCGGCAGGCGGCTCGAACACGTTGCCGGCGAGCTCGAGCTTGTAGGACTGGAACATCTCATCGGGGTCACGGGCACCCTCGAGCTCGAGGCAGATGGTCCCGACCGCGATGGCCAGCGACGTGACCGCGTCGTCCTTGCCCTTCTCCGACGCCGGTCCGAGTTCGCCATAGCGCAACGATACATAGTTGGCCATCTGGTCGTAGGTGACCTCGTCGTGAATCGTGAGCATCTTCTGTCCGAGCAGGTCGATCACGAAGGCGATGGCCATCTGCTTGCGCTGCCAGTTCATCGACCACCCGAAGGAGTTGGTCATCGACCCGGGCAGGCGGTCGGCCTGCCGGTAGCGCCAGACGTTCGGGTAGAACATCTTGGACGTGAGGATGTTGATGGACGAGAGCCCACCACCCTCGATCTCGCAGTTGACCGTGGCCGTGTTGTAGTAGTACCCGAGCTCGGCCAGGCGGTCCGCGAAGGCCACCGGCTCGCAGTGCCCGTGCCAGACGGCCACCTGCTCGAACGTGTGGCGGTTGAGCACCTGGATACAGGCGGGATCCCCCCACGTCGTCCGGGTCGGGTCGCCGGCCACGACGTACTTTTGGGACGGGTGCGGGTGCTTGAAGATCGTCAGGTTGGTGGTCGAGTCCTTGTGGAACCGGCCCTGGGGCTGGGTCGGGTCCCGGATGGGCGAGATATACCCCTGGGATCCCTTGCGCTCGTCGTAGCACTCGTCGAGACGGTCGAGCGGGAAAATGTTGCGGCCGGTCGTCAGGAACGCCTCGTGGTCATCGTTCGGGTACTCCTGCTGGAACTGGGAGACGTCGTTGCCGCACTTGTTCCGGATGCACCACCGGCGCCACGCCAGCTGCGGGAGACCGATCCCGTCGAACTTGGCCATCATCTCCCGCTCGTCCTTGGTCAGATCCCCGTAGCCGAGGGTCGTCTCGGGAAACGAATACTCCTCGTGCAGAAACCAGGGGAAGAACAGGGGGATGTAGTCCGAGTCCCCGGCCTTGGCGGCGAACCACTCCTGGTGGAACCAGTTGCCCGCGCCGTTGGCGGTGGACTCGAGCACGACGATGGTGCCCGGCTTGTCAGGGACGGCCTGCTTGAGCGAGAGCATCAGTCCTTCGGGGTCGGGGTAGAACGCGACCTCCGAGCAATGGACGGCGTGGATGGTCTGGCCACGGCCGACCTCCTGGCCCTTGGCGGTGGCGATCTTCATCGACGACCCGGTCTCGTTCCATGCCAGCCGGCGGACGGACTTGTGGGACTCGGTGAACAGGGCCTTGAAGGGCCAGTTGTCCCACATCAGCTTGGTCATCTCGAACAGGTACTCCGAGTCCGCCGTCGACTTCGACAGCACGAGGGAGTTGGCGCCCGGGTGCATGAAGCACCAGTTGAGGAGGACCGCCTCCGAGACCGTAGAGATACCCAGCTGCCGGCCCTTGAGCACGATGAGCCGGATGGGCTTGCCGGCGTTGTAGAGCTCCTGGATCTTCGCCGCGAACTGCTTTTGCGCCCAGGCGAACGGCGTCTCGAGATCCAACGGCTCAATCGTCAGATCCTTGGTTTTGATCTTCATCTGCCGCAGTAGAGGCGACAAACGCATCTGGGTCTTGGACTGCAAGGTCGTCGTCATCTCCGCCTCCGGTCATCTGTCCCATGAGATCCAGCACGTCCTGGCGGAGATTGCCGATGGTCTCCGGGTTCTGACGGGCGGTGAGTGACATCGTCTTGGACAGGATGGCCATGATGAACCGGGTCCGCACCGAATAGGGGGCGTCGTAGATCATGGTCTTGGCCTGCTCGAACGCCTCCCACTGCAGGTTGGCCAGGGCCTCGGCCAACTCCGCCGCCCCGTACCGCTCGATCCGGAGCTCGTTGGCCCGGTCCCTCACCACGAAGGGGTCGATCTCGAATGCCTTGGCGATGGCGGTGGGCGGGACGCCGACCTCGAGGAGTCGGTCTACCACTCCGACAAACTCCGATTCGTTCACTGAACATGACTCGTTTTCTCAACT